TGCGGATATATCGTTGGCGGACTTTATCAAGATCAGCTCGGTCACAGACCATACAAGTATTTGGAGACCAAACTTGTGAGTCAATAGAGTGATTATAATTAGTCATTGTCTGATAATTCACGGGTGCAGAGTCTGCAGCATCGTAGTCGATTGCCATAAGGATGGAACCGACCGCAGAAGAACCTTTGAGCGTCTTAAATGAGAACTTCAAACGGTTAAACCTATAACACTCATAATTGGGTGCCATTTGGGATAACCATGGGAAGGTCGCTGAGAGACCGGGATTAACTGCGTACGACGCAACACTAAAGGCCACAGAGCCAGCTACAGTACCCAGGTATTCCGAATGTGAAATCACTATACGAGCGTCTCCTTTACTGGAGCCGTTGCGGATATTTGGTTTTCTCGGACCTGTCGGGGCAAAGTAACTCGCGGCAATGGATTGCATCACTTTAGGTGCTTTCTGTTGTTGTCTTTGTTGATTTTGTCGACTAGGAGCAGCCGACTTCGCTTTCTTTGGACCTCGTTTCAGAGATCCCTTTTGGTTTGATGATTTTGATTTGTTCATTTTATATTGGATCCTCAGTATGAACTGACGACTATACATCTCGAATAACTCCGTAGGGAGCTCATCCGTGTAGTCTGTTGGCATTTATCAATAATCAAATTCCATGTAACTGATCGTTACACTTCCTTCGCTCGTTGAACTTAGCACGGAACTTTTAATACTCTTGAAGAAAGAGTCACCGGTTTTGGATGATCTACAATTCGAGACCCAATGTGTTTTCTGACCTGTTTAACGTGGTGATCGCCACGGTTCTGGCTGACGCCAGGAGTTTATTCTTCGTATTCACTAAGGTCGAACTGTCCAGAAAACTGGAACGGTTCGGGCTTCTGTGATGAAGTTAAGACAATAGCTCCTTCGTCATTGTATTTTATGCCATGCTCAATAAACCTCGCGGGGAAAATCATAACCTCTTGAGGAGTCATTTGCGGTAAATTCTTCGCCTTCCTGAATTGCTTCATGAGCGGAGCAGAAATCTGTCCGACGTGAAACACAGGTGAGTCGAATTCGTATTGCCTTGTAAGGATATCTTCTGATGCTGAGGGATCGCAGAAAATCTGCTTTCCCTCTTCAAGAGGACCTTCTCCAACAAGAGTTTCAATACGTCTGAATTTACTGACCATAGGCTCGGTCAACCTAGTTGACTTCGAGACTATTCCTTTGTAGAACCTTGACGTTCTAATATTACGACCAATACAAGGTTTCAACGCTTTCTCGCGAAGAAACGATGCCAGTTTCAACTGGAAGTTCGTAAAGTTTGGAGAGATTCCTTCAGGTAAATTACAACCTAATCCTCCTAATAGCTGATGAGCAAACAAATTGTACTCGCCGTCATTAGTCGCAAGACTGATGGCTTCACGATTGTGAAAGAGAAATCTCGAATGAGCTCTGACTTTATTGACTGCGCCTTTCAGCACAATATCATAAGTCGACCAGATCGGTCTAGGCCGAGTTTTCTCTGAAGTTGAGTTGAGTTTAGACTGACCCTTGAGGAGACCGATGTTAAAATAATCGATCTTTTCAAAAGTACAGACTCCCCCCACTTCCTTCACCTTGTACAACTCCGAGTTAACTGTTAAGTACTCCTTGTGACAATAATTCTTACCGGGTGAAAGCTCAAATCCAACCTCTTTAATTGTGTTTTGCCAGATCTGATAGTGCATCGGATTGCTCCTAAACAATATATCATCTCCGTTAATTAAAGCGGCCAGTAGATCGACTGTTAGGTCGAAATCTGAACCGAGAGTATGAAGATACTCTTCCATAGAAATCCAGTACGTTACCAGGTTAACAACACAAAGGATTGGAAAAGACAGGGGTGAACCCATCAATTGACCATTCG